CGGGGTGGAGACTTTTCCCTTATCATACTTATATTTTATTGCATTATATATATTATAAAGTATAATAAGAAGGATTAGGGCTTCTGAAGCGCCCATGGATCCCACACCCTGAAGCACTGCAATACGACGGAAGGACGGCAAGTTAGCCGGCAACCTCGCAGATCCAGCACACGGAAGGACGGCAAGTTAGCCGGCAGCCTCGCAGATCCAGCACACGGAAGGACGGCAAGTTAGCCGGCAGCACCGGAACAGTTTGATCCGGTTTTCCTGCCTCCTGGATGGTGGCCAGGGTGCCGGCACCCGCAAAGAATCCAGCCACCCTCGCGGTTTCCTCAAGATCTCCTTCCGCGCAACCTCGCAGATCCAGCACGAGGGGTCCCATTGTGATCGAAAGCCGAAAGAAGAGTCTTCAATTCCGCGGCCCGGCCGGATTTTAGATCCGGAAATGAGAGTACGATAGCCTTCGCCTCCTTGCGCACCGCGATGGGTGCTCGGGAAAGCACTTCTCGCTTGAGGACGATCTTCTTGAGCTGCCCGTTGCTGTTGGCCCAGTTGGTGAGGGTGATCTCGGATCCGGATGTCCCTCTTAGTTTCCGTTCCAGCGCCCAGGTACTTAGGAATCCCACGGACTCACCATCGATCTTGCGGATGACATCTCCAGAACGGATGCCCGCCTTGTCCGCCGGGCTGCCCGGGATTACGTCCATCACACGCGCGACAATGTCTCTCTTCAGGACGAGGAGGCCAGTTTGGGCCGGACCGGGATCCGGAAGGCGCAACTCTTCGGGACTCAGGTACGCATTCCAGGGATGTGCCCTTTCCAGGGCGGCCTGGATACCGCCGCTGATCACCTTGTCCATATCTGGGGCATCCACGTAATTGTCCCGTACTAGGCCGAGCACGTCCTGGATATCCGACAATCCTGCCAGTGGGTCCTGGAAGGCCTGCCGCGATTCGCTCTGAGCAGGGACGGACTCCTGCCTGAAGACCACCGGATAGGTGAAGGTGGCCACCAGTGGGAATGTGATTAGGGAGAGCCAAGCGCGCTGGTGCATATAATCATTCTAAGACAGGAAGCCCCGCCAGTGCAGAGGATATCAGACCATCCGTTCAGTCAGATCTTCCAAGCAATCCTGCACAGCCGAGTTGGCCAAGGGCTTGGACAGACTCATCCGAAGTTCAGGATCTGCCATGAAAGATCCAAGTTCCTGGACCAAACGAGAAGCCAAGGTATCGGTTTGGGGTAGCAGTACGGCTCGCCCTTCCTTGACCATGACTCGCGCGTTCTCGGTCTGGTGATCACTGGCGCTACCGGGCATCGGGACCAGAATCGCAGGCCGGCCTGAGGCCTTCAGCTCTGCGCAGGTGCTGGCTCCGGAACGGGAGACTACGAGAGTCGCGGATTCCAGTGCCTGATCCACCGATTCCAGAAAGGCTACCAATTGATGGTGTGGATGGGGTGTTCCTAGGGTGCCTGGTGTGGCAAGAGCATCTTGGGTTCTGCGGTGGACTACCCCGGGAGGGGATGGGGACCGCGTCGAGGTAGGGGGCCGGGTAAATGACCACCATCTCTATTTTGGGACCATTTTTCTGATTTAGGAATTAACTCATGTCTGCACCATGAAATTATTACTATTGACAAATGGGAATTCATGGTATATATTGAGTATGGTGGTGGACCATGCGGTTAGTCACACTTGTTTTTACTGGTATTTTGGGTATTCTTTCGGTGGGGACGACTTGTGACGCGGGACCAGTGCGGCCCCGAACAATTTACAGGGTTGATAATCCAAAGGTTGTTACAGTATATACAGAGGACGATAGAGGGGAGCATGGGTATGCTACTGGATTCTTCTATCATAAGAATGGAGTTACAAGATTAATTACTGCCCTTCATGCAATAGACAAGAAGCGCCTAGTGGTAATCCGGACTCCTTGGGGGAGGTATTATGAGGGGACAATCCTAAAAACGGATTCCATACTCGACATAGCAATCCTTCAGGCCGATAGTGTCGAGCCAGCGCTGCATCCAGCGTGGACATCCCCTTACGTGGGGGACACTTGTTACACGATTGGGGCACCCCGAGAGATGCGGGGCACCTTTGGATCTGGCATGATTTCTGCATATCAAGTTGATGAACATCATAGACTTTTAATTCAGTTTACAGCTCCAGTTAGTCCAGGAAGTTCTGGTGGACCACTTTTGGATGATCGGGGGAGGGTCATTGGAGTTGTACTTCAGCTTATTCATGGAGAGTTATTAAACTTTGCCTTACCTATTGAGTATGTAGATAAGATGATGAAATAGCCTCTTAGGGTTTATCATGCCACAAGGGGCAAATACCTAGAAACTACCCCTTATTCCAAATCTCTTTAGGATATTTTATGCCCTTGACAAATTGTCAAGAGTGCCGATATTTAAAGTGGGAGGAAATATGGATGAAGTGGTTAAAGTCGCGGAGGATAAATTTTCCGAAATCGTCGAATTATTCCGGAAACAGGCGGCAAAGTCTTTTGATGATGGCGCAGAGTGGGCTACTGATTTTTATAAAGTGGGTATACCGGAAACAGAAGTAAAGAAACGTGAGGCAGGTTCCTATAGTGAAGGATATAATCTGGGGAAAACCAAGGGATATAAGGAGGGATGGACAAAGGGTTGGGAAAAGGGTTTTGACGACCATAGACGAATACAATGTCTTAGGACATTGCCCGTGGTGAATAAATGAAACTTTATCCTAGAAACAATAAACCCACAGTTCTACTCCTATTTGATGGTGGATTAACCTCAACGGGGGCGCTGTGGAAGTTGCTTAATGACAATATGTTTTCATTGTTTGATATCCATCTTCACCATATTACCCTGTGGAATCAAGAGAAAATATTGTCCCATGAAAATCTTATACTGGACCAAATTCTGGCAGAAGATGGTATTAATTTAATGAACAATGAGCGTCTCATTTTTACAGAGAGTCTGATTGAATTCCCTATTATTAATAATTTTTCCCCCCATAGTATGGATGTAATTGCTTTTGTTACCGCCCAAATTTGCAATGCCTGTCCTAACGTGCGATACCTTGCCAACACAATCACCCAGGACGACTGGGGGCCAACCAGTGACTACACTCTGGAAATCGGACGCTCACATAGTGTGTTTAATGCCGCGTGTATCCGAAATGTTGACCAATTATATCCGGTGGGGGACTTGACCAAACAAAGGGTCTGGGACATGTTACCACCTGTTGTCCAAAAACTAACTCTAAGTTGCCGAAGTCCTAGAGGGGACAAGCCATGTAATATGTGCAAACATTGTATTCAACGTCTTCATTTGGAGAAATAGATGGAATCAGATGATTATATCAAATTAATGAAACTTTTTGGGGATGATGGTCCAAAGTTTACTCCCTATAGTCCAAAGTTTACTCCCTATAGTCCTGTGAGTATGATTAAAACAGGCGAGTCGGTTGATACAATTAATCATCCATCCCACTATACAGCGGGAGGGGTAGAATGCTGGGATGCCATGAGGGCGGCAAGGGGCGATGAAGCCCATGTGGAATACTGCATCCAAACAGCAATTAAATATCTGTACCGTTGTGGCAAAAAGGGTGAGATGCTTACAGATGCCAGGAAGGCGGAAGCATTTCTCAATCGTGCAATTAAAATTCTAAACCAGGAGATATAAATGTTAAGGGATCAATATTTTCAAACGCCATATTCACGAGAAAATACGGTTGCAACACTGGTTATATGTGTTGGGAAAGAATCCGAAAAATGTTTCTCTATATATGATGATGACTCTGGTAATCATATTGGAAATCATTATTGTCAGAGTGGTGATATTAAACAATTAATTAAGAGTGCTGAGTTTTGGTTAGAACTGGCGAAGGCCAATGAGGCAAACAATCACTTGGTGGACAATGACTAAATACAAGATATATGTTGCTTCCCCCTATTCTATTGGAAACAGAAAAGAAAACGTTAAGCGGTCTATTCTCGCCTGCGAACAATTATGGGCTCTTGGGCTTGTTCCATACTGCCCACTCTTATCCCATTATTGGGATAAAATAGCTCCCCATACATGGGAGGATTGGATGAGATTTGATCTAGAATGGCTTTCCGTTTGTGACGGAGTTTATTGGTTGTATGGGGAGTCAAAGGGGGCCGAGAGGGAAGTGGATTTTGCGGATAATGCATGGATTCCTGTTTTTATAGAAACAACTCCCGGTTCTATTGGTGGAATTAAAGACATGGTAGAATACTTTCATGAATTGGATAGATGTCAATGAGAGAGTTTAAAATATCCCTTGATCTATTTCCACAATATGATCTAAGAATTTTAACATCAACAAATATGGCAAATTATACGCGAATAAGAAACAAAATACCACATCCACTAGACGATAGGGAAGGGGAACCATCATTGTGGATTTGGGAAGACAACAATAAAATTCATCTATGGATAGTATTACATAAACCCTGTATTCCAGATAATCAGTTTATAAATACTGTCACTCATGAAATTTCACATATGGCATTTCACATTGAATCAAGATGCAAAATAGATGACAATGAGTTCAGGGCATACTTGACTGGTTACTTAAGTGAGATTATAATGAAGTGGCTTGGAATAAAGTATATAACAAAGAAAAGGAAAATACAATGACAATGGTAGAAGCGGCAAAAATACTAGGTGTCTCCAGACAGCGTATTTATCAAAAATTAGTTACTGGAATCAAGACGGATTTTATCAAGGGAGAACTTAAATATAGAACCTATCAAAGTAGGGATGGAAAAGTAGAGGGGACTTGCCAAGACCATAAATGGATTATAACATATGCCAACAAGGTAAAAAATGCCTAAGTCAAAAGCGGAAAAGGCCTTTCCGCTCCTGTTGCCAGAGACGACTAAACGTACAACCCACAAATTGCGGTTTGGATACTTCTCTCCAGAACAACGTGTAGCAATCAAGGCCCGCCACGACCAAATGAGGCGACACGAACAGGCAAAGGCGGATGAAATTCTTTGGACTGTAGATGGCAAAGAATACAACCGATTTGGAATGATGGACCTAATCATTGCCCTGGTTGCGGCCGGAGGGGACTTGGTAGAAGTCTGTTCAGATAAAGAGATGCCATCCCTTGCTGAAGTCCGGAGTTGGTACAAATGGCATCCAGACTTCAAACTGGCAATGGAAGAAGCTCAAACTGCTCGGGGAGAAATTTTAGGAGAGAAGGGGTTAAAGGTTTTGATGAGTCTGGGTCAAGATGAAGACGGCAATTATTGCCCATTTGGAGCTGAAGAGGTGACTCTTGCCAAGGCCCAACGGGATGCTCTGGCTTCTCATGCCGCTAGGATTAATCAGGAATTTATAGAAAAGAAAGTTTTTGAACACCGAGACCCTGTTGCAGATCGTTCCATTGAGGAATTAATTGCACTGAGCAAGAGCATGCTTAAAAACCATCCTGCATTACGGGATATTGTCAAGGACGCTATTGTACTAGATGTGGAGGTGGCAGATGAAATCGAACCTTCAACTTATGGAATTGAAGGCCCTACAGAATAGTTTAAAAGTGTGCTTGTTATATCCAGAATTTAGACAAGTGGCAGAAGATATTGAAGTAGAAATTTTGAGACGGATTCGTCATGCCATCTCAAATGATGGAATAGTTAGAATTGAATGGAACTCAAAGTCCGCAGACTAGATTATTCTAGATTTAAAGGATAGAATTCAACCCATTGTTTCCTCTTGTACTTTGTTAATCCCTAGATCCCAGTGTTTTTAAGCAAAGAAGCCCCACTAAATCAGATCGGTGTTTTGTATTAACACCTACTGATTTGTGGGCCGTTTTGCTTAAACATTCAAAACTTCAAGGTTAATCCCTGAGTCCCGAGTGCCCCTTCGCAAACCAATAGCCACCGTCTAACCCCAAGGGGTTCCCGCCAGGTCTTTGGGTCTGCGGGTTGTAGAGACAGCGATTACGCCCGAATGGAATAGGAATTGCTTCCACACCATTCTGAAGACGGTCCCGACTGGTTACGGCTTTCAGTTCCCGAAGGTCTGCTATTGGTTGGACCAAGGGATTACTGCCCATTGAAGGGATATTCTTCACTTGCATTGTAATACATCCTGGTTAGGATTTGGCCGACGTTTAACGGTTAGTCTCCACCCATGGAATTTTTTAAAATTCTGGATTACTTTTATATCTGATGTGATATCTATATTTATAACCATTCTTGCCTAAGTTGTGTTAATGCGATAACAAGATCCTTCTTGGCATGTCCAGATGGACGACCAGTTAAACTTGAAGACGCCACCAGGGCGGCAAGTATAACTTCGGCATGGTCCCTAAAGAATTTCATTAATTCACTAGATGCTTTCCATTTATGAACTGGATTGACTGGATGGTGTTCAAGTGCCAATCCTGCTGTTGTCATTAATTCATATAGTTTTGTTTCAAGGTCCGAAAACGCATGAGGTGTGATGAGTCTGTTCTTCAAAATATCCCCAACAAGGATTACAAGTATAGATCATTTTCGAAGTATTGCAATCGGCAAATGTTGCACGTATCATTTTTATACATATACTTATTATGTGATGGAGAGCACTCAGGTTGTTCCAAAGGCCGTATTGAAGGAATACCTTGAGGTGCAGTCTGCCCTAAAGCGAAAACTAGATCGTTCTGCGTTTGAATTATTTAAACCACAAGCCCAGCAAATTCCCATATGTGATTCCCTTGCTGATATAATTGTAGTTAATGGTGGCAACAAGGTAGGAAAAACTTACCTAGCTACATATATTTTGGCCTGTCATCTTATGGGAAGATATCCTGCGTGGTGGAAGGGATTTCGGTTCATGCGGCCAATTAAAGCATGGATCATCGGAGAATCCGGAGCCTGGGTTCGGGATAATCTTCAACCCCATTTATTGGGGGCGATAACAAAACCTTGGACGGGATGGCTCAAGGAAGAAGATTGCCGGGTCATCAATAAACCCGGAATGCCCGGAGCCGTGGAAAAAATTCTGGTAACACGGGAAGATGGAGAGCAATCTGTTCTCCAATTCATGTCTTACGATCAGGATGAAGACAAGTTTACATCTGCCGTTATTGACTTTATCCTTTTTGATGAAGAGCCCAAACAGGCACTATTCGGACAGGCTCTTGCGAGAACACTATTAAGCAAGGGAAAGGTCTTTTTTACCTTTACTCCGGAACATGGGCAAACTCCTCTTTATTGCCAGTTGAACGAAATGGCTGAAGCGAAACAGGTTGACCAGCACTTTTTGTGGGTTGAACGGGCGGATCATATTGATATGAAGGATTTGGTTATTCGCTATGCAGGCATGTCAGATGAAGAACGTGAGGCCCGCATGCATGGTATTGCCGTTGTCGGTTCTGGAAAAATCTTCCAGTTTGACGAACATGAATATGTATGTGATGACTTTCCAATCCCCAAGTGGTGGCCCAGAATTGGTGGACTTGACATTGGCGGGTCTCACCCCACGGGTGCCGTGGCTCTGGCGATAGATCCCGAAACTAAATCAATATTTATTTATCGAGAAATGAAAAATACCACAGGAGATCCCAAAAAGATCGCTTGGGAATTAAAACCGTGGAAGATTAAGTTTGCGACCTCCCCAGATGCTTGGAAAACCGAACTTGTTACAGCAAAAAAAGTATCAGTTGCATCCATTTTTGGTGATGAAGGACTCGAATTTTTTAAGTGTGATCCATCTAGAACCGGTATTGTCTTAATTAAACAGATGATATCTGAAGGCAGATGGTGGATATTTAAACAAGCCTGTCCCGAACTTATTAAACAAATGGGTCTATATCGATATAAAGAGACCGAAAGCGGTAAGGACAATATTTATAAGGTTAATGATGATATAGTGGACGCTGCGCGATTTGCTGCAATGGCTATAGATAAAGCCGAAGTACAATCATCTTCAGCAAGATCGTTAATCCCAATGCCGGAACAAGTAAAATCGTTTAATAGTTATTCTTATATTTAGGATCTGTCATGACTGAAACCTCTAAATACGATCACAAATCACTTCTGTCTATGGCAGAAGAATTAAAAAAGAATCCGGATTCCATTGCAAGAATGACCCTCAAGGAGCATGATCTTTATTCTGTGTCTCGTTTACAGAGGGAACGAATTATGTTGCGTTCCCATTTCCATACTATTGGTCAATATGACCCAGAACTGGATTTAAGCGAAAGTCCCAATACTCCATTTGTTAAACTTACATCTCCAAAGGTTCAGGCGGCCATTGCCATGGAGGTTCCGATTCTCTTGCCACCGGGCAAGGAGTGTTGGGATATTCAGTCTCCTATGGAACCACACATTAAGAAACTTGAGTATCAACTAAAGTCCAAGAAATTTCCTGATACAGAAATTAAGAGCCAGGTATTTAAGGCAAATCAGGAATCCAACAAGGCTCTTCGGCTCAAGATTGTGGATGGTTTGGCGCGAGATAATTGGAACACCAAGTTTCACGGCATGATTATTGAAAACTGTATTTATGGAACTGGTATTATGTCTGGCCCGTTCGCCTATAAGGAAAATGGTAATACCTATCCGCACTTTGACCATTACTCTTGGTGGTCGATATTCCGCGACCCTATTGCAAGGACGGTTGAAGAATGTTGTTCTATTCATGTACGGAGAGTCTTGACCACTCATGAACTTATTGAATTAAAGAAAGTGGAGGGCTATAGGAAAGATGCCATTGATGAAGTGTTGGCCGATTATGCTACTGGTAATTGGTCTCCTAGGTGGTGGGAACTCCAGTTGTTAAGGGGAAATAACCAGCAGTATCCCGGAAGCTATAGTGGTCGGTTTGAACTCATTAAACGTTGGGGATATCTGTCCGGCAAAGAATTATCTGAAGCGGGATTGACGATTAAGGAAGAAGACAAGACCAATCAATTTATGGTTAGGGCAGAAGTGATTGGTCATAAAACAATTTATCTGGAAATATCCGAATTTCACCAAGATCGTCTTCCGTTTTACTTTAGTCCGCACTATGCCATTCCGCACTCCATGGAAGGATTGGGCATTCCGGAGGCCATGAGTGATAGTCAGGATGCCATCAATGCCTGTGAACGTGGTAAGATGACGAATCTTGCTTTTGTGGTTAAACCCCCTTACACGGTTCAAACGGATCGAGTCGATTTGTCGAGAATAAAAAGTTTCGATATGACGGCAGGCAAGATGTGGCCCGTGATCTCTTCTGAGGTTTCTGCCGGAGATCCGGTTAAACCCATTAAGTTTGATTGTCATATTGAAGATTTGGACAATGTTCAAGCTAGAAATATTTCGTTTGCCCAAGAGGAAACGGGGATTCCCAATTTTCTACAGGGGCTTGGTGGTCCCGGAACTCACAATAGGACGCTCGGGGGCGCCCAACTCCAATTTGATAATGCAATTACTAGTATAAAATCCGTTATTTTTAACTACGAAAATTACTTCATTATTCCCGCCATTCAGAAAACAGCGGATTTTTTCCTGCATTACGATTCTGATCCCGCCATCCAGGGGGATCATCATGTTATAGCCACTGGTGTTCAGGGACTTATAGCTAGAGAAAATTTGTCCAACGATTTACTCCAGATTGCCCAGATTGCGTCCACAAATCCTGAATGGTCCAAGCGATTTGACCCAGAACGAATGTGGAGCCTATTGGTGACAAGTAAGGGACTGGATGATGACCGGATCACCTTTACGGAAGCAGAGGTAAAGGAACACGATCAAGAGGCACAGGTGCAAAAACAGGCACTTCAGGATGCATCTACTCAAATTAATGCTCAACATGAAGTTGATATTAATCAAAAGGTAAAGGCACAATCCAGTCCAAGAGAGGCAACGCTACAGGCAATGCATGAAGCTCCGGATGGAAGTCAGACAAAATTGATGCTCATTAGGGAAGTCTTGCAAATGAACCAAACTTTAAGCGATGAGATAAATGCGGCAATAGGGGTTGATCTTGAGGCCATGGGGCACTCTATGTTGGCAGATTCTGCCGAACATGGGGCAAGAGTTGCCTTAGCCCATAATTCTCCGCCCGTAGAACAGAATCTAAAAGGAGAACCAGATAATGGAATTAACAGTAAAACTGTTTGAGAAGCGTCATAAACCTGATATAATCAGTATCACCAGCAAGGTTCGTAACCTTAATGATATCAGCGAACAGGATCTTGTGGAAGGCGTAAGGACTCTTGTTAATTCTAATCAATGGAAGTATTTAGAAGAAAAACTATGGCGACTAAGGGACATCCGTTCCGCAGAGTCATTGTTAACCTCTGATATGCACGAGGTTGGAAAGATGAAGGGGTGGATTAAGGCACTTGACTGGGTATTGCAGTTATCAAATAATAAACTATAATATACATATGGCTGTCCCGTATAAAGTCGCCAGCCGAGGAGAGTAAAAAATGCCGAATGATTGGGCATCGACCGAGCTTGAACAACTCGAACAGAAACAGGCCAAAGAACTTGAGGCCCCACGCACTGAGGTTGTCCCGGATAATGCCGCCAATCAGACTGGACAGGTTGCGGAAAACCAAGGAATTCCTTCTGAAGTTGAGACTAAAACCACCACCCCTGAGATCCCTCCCAAAGAGGAACCCGTTAAGGATGTGGAGTATTATCTCAAGAAGAGTAAGGAATTAGAAGCCGAAGTAGAGGAAGCCCGTGCCACGAAACAAAAACGTGACCATGATTTAGAGGTTGGCCTTCACGGAGCTTTGCAGGCAAAATCCAAACTCGAACAGGAGCGCGATGCGCTTGTGGCAGAACTTGCCATTCAGAAAGCCGAAAATGCCAAGATTAATTCAGGAAAGGCATTTGAACTTCCTAACGACATTCTAGCTGAGGCGGATGAATGGCCTGAAGTTCAATCTGCTATTAGAAAGGCGGTGGCTTTTGCAAATCGTCAAGCAGAAGAAAAACTTAGTAAGAAACTCGAAGAAGTAACATCAAAACTTCAAGACGCCACCAAAAGTGTCGAGACTGATAAACAGACGGCTTTTAGAAATGTCCATTTTGCACAAGTGCAAATAAAACATGCAGATGCCGCTGATTATTTCAATCCCGAAAAGCTTTATGGAGCGATCAGGGTATGGGCGAAGGAGACACAGCGACCAGTTGTAACTAGAATACTTGAAGCCCCCACGACCTTTGATCCAAGTGACGTTATTGGTGTTTTGGATGACTTTAAGAAGGCTATTGAGGTTCCAGGTAAAAAGACTCTCGTTCCAGGAGATATGGCTAGTAAGGTGGGCCACGATGGAATTCCGCAACCCGGGGGAGATTCGGATGAGTATATATCTGATGAGGATATGGACAATTTCGACTCACTCATGAGTGAAGCGGTGCGGACCGGCACCTTGAACGAACTACTCAAAAGGGTAGACAATACTGAAAAACGAAAACTTAGGAGTTAAAAATGGCTGATTCCGTTGGAATGGGCACCCCATATACGAGCAGGGACCAGGATCAGGTTGTAACACAGGATTCTCCCTTCAAGTTGTGGACTCGAACGATTGACTTTGTAAAGGCTAAGGCCGCAAAGGGTTCTGCGCTTGTTCAGAATGACACTATTGACGTTTTCCAACTTCCCGCTGGAACTCGTATTTATGATTGCTGGACCCGCATCCAGGTTGCGGCTACGGCAAGTACAACGATGACGTTGGGAGATGTGGCTTCGGCGACTGGGTTTGTGGTCTCCGTGGCACTTGACGCTGCTGCCCAGACTCAGGTTTGTGGTAATGGCGCTTATTTGGTTAGTAATGCCACACCCATTATTACTGTTGTGCCTAAATTCTATTCTACGGCGACTGTGCTGCGAGCGGTTTTGAATTCTTCTGCCACCCCACTTGTTGGCGCGGTTGAAGTTAATTTACTTACGATTGCACCCACTGTTTCCATCACCAATAAGTAAAGGAGAATAGAAAATGGCTACTTTAAGTCGTGTCGGCAATATTCTTGCCAATAGATATCATTTACCAGCTAATTCCAGCAAGATTGTTTTGCTGCGTTACTATGCTGGAGATATGATCCCAAATATCACCAATTCGAAGTATTTGGGCGAGTTGGGAAATAAGGGGAAAGGTGATACGGTTTATGTTCGGCGCGAACCCGTATTTGTTACGGTTGATCGCGACATTAATGCCAATATTAATTGGCAGGATGTGGATCTCGAACGTGTTACTGTCACTTTGGATTACAATAAGGAAACCGGCGGAGCTATTGATTATGCCGATGTTGAATTATCCGATTTGGCTCTGACAAATCTCTGTCAGGAAGCCATGCGGAAGGCCCATGCCGAAGCTGTAAATAGCACTCTGATTCAGTCCGTGTACGCTTCGGCTACATCGACTGGCACCAGTACTGCCTGGCAGACTTCTACCAATTCCGCAACGGCTCTTGCCGAAGCGGGAGCGATCTTGTCTACCCTGAAAATTCCCGAGGAAGAGCGTTGGGCCTTGATCCATCCCAAGATGGCTCAATTTTTGACTCAGATTCAGGCTGGTTGGGCTCTAAACTCTGGCTTCAAGACTGGTGCCCAAATTACGGGCCATATCGGTCAATATGCTGGTTTGAACATTTTTGTTAGTCCACTTGTTGCTGGTTCTGGCACCGCCGGAGTTCCCTACAAGGCGCTGGCTGGTCAGCGGGATGCTATTGCAATGGCTGCCAATATTATGAATGCTCGCATTTGTGATATGATGCCCTTGCGTCCCGGAACTGGCGTTTACCATGAGACTATCTTTGGGTTCAAGGTTACACAACCCGATGCTCTGGTCTATATGCCTGGTCAGGTTGCGTAATTGATTAATGATGGGGAGGGGAACATGGTGTTCCCCTCCTGTCATCATTTTTGGAGTAAATTTTATGCCAATGGTTCATCGGGAAAAAGACATCCTTAATGCTCGTCGGTGCAAGAGTATCACCAATCTGATTACTGGAAACAAGTTTGAACAATTTCCTGGAGATCAGTGGGTAACATTGTTTCTGGATTGTATAATGAAACCCATGGAATTCCGGTTTGAGTTTGAGGGCAAGTCAGTGGATGATGAAGGGGTTACCAAGCGCAAATATACAAAGGCAGAACTTCAACCCATGCCCGCCCAAGACGTTATGACGATTGCCCGGAAGTGGGGCATTCCCGGAACGGATAAAAGAAGTCTTATCCCTGCTATTATGGATGCACAAGCGGAGTACAATGAACCCGTAACGGTTTAGTAGAGGGGAAACGTGTCAATAACAATCCGGAATCTGCTTTCACGGGTAATGGAATATCGCCCGGACCTAAAGTCCCCCAATCCGGAAGCGCGGGCTATTTACGCACTTGAGGATGCGGCCAGGCGGATCGCACAGGAATGTCAAATTTGTCACGAAACAACGGTTCCCGTAATTGTCCCAGCGAATACATTGTCCATTGTTGCCAATCCCACGCTAGGAGCTGTTATAAGGATTCTGGGGGTTAGGATTGGTTTTATCCCATATCCCTCTACGAGTCTGGGAGAATGGGATGCAGACGAAAATGATCCCGAGCTGGCGGATGCCGCGTGGCCGGTTGCCGGATCATTCTATCTAGTAACAACGGCTGGCGACACATCCCTAGGAGGAATAACAACTTGGGAAATAGGAGATATTCTATATTCAACAGGGACTTCTTGGAAACAGGTTCGACTAGACCAATATGATAACCTGGGGGAAGTCAATAAACCTTCCTATGAAATTCTAAGTTTTAATACCCAGAGCGGAAGGTCGACTCCAAGGGGATATTCCCAGGAGAATGGAACTATATTCCTTTATGATCCACCAGGATATGACTGTGTTATACAGATAGCGCAAAGCATTACTCCGTCGGGTGAATTGATGTCCGTAGAATTTCCCGAAGAGGCTGAATGGGTCATTCTTGATGGCGCAAGGGCTTATTTATTGGAACTTCCAGGAGAGTTAATGAATCAAGTTCTTGCCCGAGAATATAGGGATGAGTTCAAAAAGGGTAGGGCTAGATTAAAATCAGTCGGCATCCTTGGTTGGGGTGGAATGCCAGAATATCGTAGCGGTAATTTTACGGGACGTCTTGGTGGTTCTTCTGGGGGTTTGATATGTCCCTGTCGCTAGTCGAGGTTGTAATTCAGACCAGGAACCTTCTGGCGGATAATCAGAACTTTGTAACAACTATTCCAGGGCAACTGTCTCCTGGGGCATGGGATGAAACCCAGTTCATCGATGCTGTAAATTTTGCGGTAAAAGATTTCCTTCGCAAAAAGAAGGGGTCTTATACGGTTGTAAAGCTTCCGCCACAGGGGGATTGGTCCGGGACCCCTCTTCCATATGATTTTGTCAACATCCCATCAGATTATCTTGGCGTGGAACGCATGTATTGGAATAAGGATGCTACTCCGATTACCAATGGAAGCATGCTTTTTGAGTCAGATAGGACTGAAGAGGAATGGAGAAACCCGGACTGGGAAGCACAAACGGCAACTGCGCCTAATCGCTGGTTAAAGTGGGATAGTAATTTGATTCGCCTTGTTCCTATTGCCCTTAGTGACGGTTCTCCTCCACTGAATTGCTCTATTGGATATCTGCAAACTCCTGTGCCATTGACTTCGGAAGTTCCTATAATTATAGATGACATAGTGGTTGGTAAGACATATTCGGTGATTAGTGAAGGCACTCCTGCCGATGCATGGGAAGATGTTGGGGCCTTATCTTCTGATCCTGGAACTCTCTTTGTCGCCACCGGAACATCTACGGGGACCGGAACGGCTCTTGAAATGATTGATAGACGAGTAAATGATGCCCAACAGGAATATCTTAAGTATTCAGCGGCATATTATCTATTGATGATGCGCGGGGATCGGTTCGAGGTGGAACTGGCAGAGAAGTATATGCTTACGTTTAATCAACTTATTGGAGTGGCATGATGTCTCTGTGGGGTTGTAGATATATTCAGGACGAGGATCCAAGTGGTGATCTTGATTTTGGAGGAGCTGGATTTGAATGGTATTCTCCCACACCTGGGGATCTCAAAATTCGAGATACTACGAATACTACCTGGAATTCGGTTGGGAATAGTGATTTAACCAATCTGGGCAATGTGCCTGTCACTGGGGCTACTATGGAGGGAGCGCTCACAGGCGTCACCGGTTGGGCGCTTGCCGATTCCCCCGATTTTACCACGGCGGCTAAACTTGATGGTATTGACCTTGCCACGGTAAATGATCTCTCTACACTCCAAACTACTCTGGAAGAACTCATTGCAGCTCAAATCGCATCAGGAATGGCCGGTCTTAGTGCAAGTATTTCTCTGGACAATAGTGTATGTTGGGGATTTGGCTCGATTTCCAGCCTCGCGGTAATCCCCTTGCCATCATTTAGCGATAGACAGGCGACGCACAGTGAAATTGTTCTCATGTTGGCCGCACCTAAACATACGGGTGGCACTGGGAATATTACTGAGACCGAATGTTCGGTAGATTCAATAACTAGAACGGTTACTGTTAACATCTCATCGGGAGGTGTTATTGTTCAGGGAACAGCGAACTATGTAATTGTTTGCAAGAAGGCATCTTCGTGAGCAAGTCTTTTCGCTTCGAGTTTGAAAAAGGAATTAATGTCGTTGGAGACAAGGGCATTATTGGTCCTGGATGGCTAACCGTTGCGGATAATGTTGATTTACGTTCGGGAGTTCCTCGTCCGATTCCCTCTCCCCGCCTTATTCCCGTTACCGTGGATGTGGACACCACGGGGATTTATAAACGAAGAGGAAAGTGGTATTTCTCAAAACTACATAGAGATTATGCTGCCGAATATATTAATGGCAGAGACCGTGTTTACTATACTGAACATGGAGCAATCCCCTATAAAGAGATTGAGGGTGTATCGGCCCCCCTCGGGACCAAGAAACCCGCTGTTGCCCCGCTTGTTGCGAAGTGTTATAGTTTAATTCCTAATATTGTTGGTATTTCCAGGTCTCTAGATGGATCTCTCCCACCAAATGTGATGAGGAGTTATCGAGTTGCTGCCGAAACCCTAGACGGAATTATGCCAGCATGCCCCCCCGTTAATATCTATCTTAGCGATACATCCTTTACTCCTCTGTCTAATAAGTCTGTTGGTATGGATTGGACCAGAGTTGAAGGCGCCGTCCGATATCACATCTTTGCAGGGAATGGTGCGGATGAACAGGAAATAGATAGCGTTTCTTCTTCTTACCATACCTATATAGATTATGGCGGAAAGGCCGCTTCGGGTGTTTTGGCGTCTGTTTATGATAACAATGCATCCCTAACCTATATCTACACTTTTTTGCGTGAGATTAATACAGTCCAAGATGAGTCGGGACCGTCTCCGGTTGCGGGACTCGTATCATCGTCTTCGGGAAGAATAATAACTTTTGATGCAGCACATGATGGTCTTTTTTCTCAGCCCGGGACGGTGGGCATTCACACAACAGACGCTACAGTTCTTGCTTCTTCTGCCGTATATCCTTCCGCTACGGTTGTTAGTGCAACATATAATGCCTTAACCAATGGAACCAAGTTTGTCACTTCAACGCCATTGGGATTGGCCTATAAAGATAAGGCACATTTTACATTGGGGGATCCCGCCTGGAACGGCGTAGATTTCCCCGTGGTCCCCGATATTTCAGATAGTACCGGTAAAACATTTTATGTTTCTGGGATTACCGCCCCCACCCCTATTTCCGGTACCGTAACCCCAGCCAAAACGAGAATCCGGTCCACCGTTTTTTCTTTGGCAACACCCAAAACAGGAGATGTTTTTAGGGTTGCCCTTGCAGGCGGCGAATTTGCTGGAACGGTTATTTCCACATATAAGGGCACATTTGTCGATTCTACCACTATATTTATTAACCTCTATACCCCTTCGTCCGCAACGCCCATTCATTTGGTAGATGAGATAGATTTAAATGGCACGAACCATTGCATGGTTTACACGCCTGGAAACGGTGGTTTGAAGTATAGAAATCTTTATAGGACGGGGAATACGGATCAATTCCAACTTGTTAAACAAATTCCCATAGATGAAATATCTTATATAGACGCAAAACCCGCCTCAGCTTTAGGCACTCTTCCGGATAGTTATTCT